TTCAACTTTTTTCTGTTTCTTGTTCATACTATTAAATCATACGCCTCCGCTGGTAAAGAAAGTGGTGTTCCTTTTTGTTTATTTAATTCTTTATCTTCTTTCATTAAATCTATCATATTTGGATTCATCATTCCTGTTTCATTGTAAATACCGTATTGTTGTTTTAATGCTCTATCTTTTACAGAACCTGGCTTGAATGCAAATAAGTCTCTAGTTATTTGTGGGTTTACAGAAACTGTTTGTGGGTTTACTGCTAAGCTTTCAATACCACCATACATTGGATTAGGGGATATAGTAGGCATTGTTCTACCATAACCTCTAACTTTATCTCTAAATTCTTCTAATGTTGCTGAATCTTTAAATTGATTAAATGTTTCTGGAATCTCATCTTTTAAATAATTAAATGCTCTAAATCCTAAACCTAATGCAGGATTGATTAAACCTAATATACCACTAAGAATACTACGAGGATTCATAAAATTTCCTATTCTTTGTCCTATAGTAGGGTTGCCGTAAAAATCTCCAATACCATCATATTGTCTTTGATTTGGACCATAGCCTCTGTATCCTTCCGTTTGCATTCCTGATGGTGAAGTTACACTAACTCTACCAGTCATAATATCAGCAGCTCTTGCTTTATCATTTCTTCCCCCACTTCCATCACCACTTTCAGAATCTGGTCCTCCAGGACTTGCATCATAACCACCAAGATCTCCTTGAAGACTTTGTACACCTCCGGGACCTCTGTTTGGTTTACCTTTTAAAGAACCATATAAATTTTTTTCTAATAATATTTTCTTTTCTTTAGGTGTAATGTAAGCTAGTTCAGCTACTACGTGATCTGGATCCGATAACCATTTTTTAGGTACAGTTACAGTTTTTTGTTTACCAAGATAGTTTGGTCCACCGCCTTGATTAGCTGGTTTAATTTTTTTCTTTTGTTTTTCAGTTAATCTTTGGTCTTCGTAATTAATTTTTTTATCTATACTCATTCGTTACTCATAATTTTTGCTTGTTGAATACCTGATTTAGCTAAACTGACCCCTGCACGTAGTTTTGCAAGGTCTTCATTCTGTTCCAACTTCTCTTCTTGGTTTTGTTGGTTCATCATAGCCTTCATAGCGTCTAAATTCAATCTAGTTTCATTTTCTTCACGCTTTCTTTCGTTCTCCATTGCTCTTAAATCCACTTCTCGTGATTTTAATTTGAGTAATGGATCACTATCTAGCTGTGAAGTGATCTTATTTTCTTCTTCAGAGAAATCTTTTTGCATTTCAGCAATCAATTGTGCTTTTCTAGCTTCAATTTGAGTTGTAATTTGTTGAATTCGTTGTGCAATAGCCGGATTTTGTTGCATCATCATCGGATTTTGCGCAATTTGTTGTTGCAACGCTTGAATTTCTCTTAATTCTTGTACAAATTCCATTTGAACTTGCTCTTGAGCCATCAAACTGATGTGTTCAAGTATATTTTTTTGTATTGAAGCCATCACAATCGGATTATTTCGTACCATATTGAGTGACATATAGTTTAAATGCGCATCAATGTGTGCTTTGTGGTCTTGACCAGGGAAAGCTTGGAACTGTTTGCCTGCTAAAGCTTGAATATGTTCCATACTTGGGTCCATTGGTTGTGGTTGTTGAGGTGGTGGAAGCACTAAATCAATATTTTTTACACCTAAAGCTTCATACATACCTCTATATGCTTGATACATATTGTGCATTTTTGGATTTGACATTGCCAGCTGCAGTTCTGTTTGGGCAATAGATATCCTTTGTGTCTGTGAAAAGATGTTCGGATCAGCAACTGGCAATATGTCAACACGGTCATCAAAGTCTTGGACTTTAACCGTCTTATTTCCACCTACAACATCGTAAGGATATTCTGGTGGAAGATAAGTTTTAAATACTTCTGCAAGTAATTTAAATTCAATTTTAAGTGCAGAGTAAATTCTTTTATGAATAGCAGACATTACTCTTGAACCACGTTCTAGTAATGCAACTGTTGTTCCTACCGCAGCGCCTTGATTTCCATCACCAACTTGCATATCTGCAATAGATGCAAATCTTTGACCTGCTTGAACAACAATACCTAATAATTGTAATAAGGTTTGAGAAGGCTCTTTGAAAGGTAAAGGTAAAAATGAATCTCTTAAGTTTCCTCCAGGTGCATCTACATCTCTAAATTCACCAGGTTGAATTGGTTGTGCATCATCTCTAACCCTAATTCCTCTAGTTTTAAATCCAGCAGGTAAATTAGATAAAGTTCCTGCATCGAGTAATTGTCTTAAGGCAGATGTTGCAGTTCTTGATAAACCACCAATCATATGAATTAAACCAAAACCATAAAAACCTAAACCTGGTAAAAATTTAAAGTGTACAAAATAATTTATTTTATTTCTTAATGGATCATCAATTTTATAATTTCTTTTAATTGATAAAACAGTTCCTGTAGATTCTTCTACAGTTACAACATACGGAAGTTTAATTCCAGTCGGCTCACCATCTTCAGGATTCACATCCTCAAAACCATCTAAATCTAAATTAACGTGACACTCTAATAAAGTGTAAATGTCATCTTGTTTAGTTTGTTCTACACCTTCTAATTCTTGTTCTTTTTTTGTAATTTGGTCTGTATTCATTGGTGGTGCAGCTAAATCTACATCTTTATAGAAACCACTTACTTGTTGTTTTCTTAAATCGTTTTCTGACATTTTAATTATGTGGATGACGGATTCCGCATCATCTAATGAGGTAGCTGAATACGGAACGACCAGATCATCTGCCGGTACAAACTTCGACACGGCTCTACCTAAAAGATCATCGTAATAAACTTTTTTAAAAGTTGATCCTGATAAAGGTAGGTAGAATAACATTTGATCAAACTCAGGTTCGTATTCTGACATACGATCCATAATTTGATAATTCATAAAATCTTTTACTCTTGTTGCTTGATCTTCTTTTTGTCTATTAGAAGCTCCAAGTATTTGTGTTCTAACAGGTCCACCAGCAGGTAATAATTCTTTATACGCTTGTGCTTGGAATTGTGTTACTGCTTCTGCAAGAACTGGGTGAGTTGCACTAGATGCACCTCTAAAGGGTTCTGTTCTTTCAGTATATTTAAATCCTAAAAGATCTAAACCTTTTGTATAAGTTGATTCCCAATCTTTTCTTGAACTTTTATAATCTCTATAATTTTCTACTAACTTGCTTCCTAATGGATCTAAAATATCATCTTCTAATATTTCAGCTAAATTTGTATAATGATCTTCACCACCTGCAGGTGCGCCTGCTTGTGGATCAAATGAAACTGTTGCTCCTCCATCATCTTCTGGAGTAATTTCTACGGGTTGATCTTTTATTTGTTCTGAAATTTTTTCAGTTACAACTTCTTGTATTTGTCCTTTACCAGGAACTTTTACATCCGTTTTAATATTTCCTAATTCCGATAATGTTTTATCTACTGCCATAATTTACTTTACCTTGTTCTAAATAAACTTTCAACCCCTTCTGACATTGGGCCTCTTTTTGGAGGAATAGTGCTTGTCAGACCTCCGTCTTTAAATTCATCAATATCAATATCTTCCATTGCATTTTCAGCTCTCATTTCTGCATCTCCAACTCTTCTTTCACCTGTAGTTAATCTATTTTTTCCTGTTACATATTTTTCCATTCTTGGAGCATCTCCGCCTAATATTTGATCAACAGATTCTAATACTTCAACATCATAATCTATGTCTTCACCATAACTTGAATAAGGTACAGTATCTTCTGCAACAAAATCACCAGGAAATTTTTCACCGCCTTCTAAAGTTTTAGGTGCTTCGTATTCCATTTGGAATGGTTGGCCATATTCATTTTGACCTTCGATTAAATATTTTTGTTCTCCTAAATCTTCAGTAACTTTTACACCCGGTAAACTTTCATCTACATATTCAAAAACTTTTTCATCAATCTCTTTTGATTTACCTAACATTTTTATTTTTTCTATAAATCCAGGTAGCCACTCAGGCATTGCAGTTGTGCTTTTCTTAAGTTGTTTAATACCTTCTTGAACTGCACCAGTCTTTTCTGCAGTCATTAACATTTTCATCAATGCTGGAGAAGAGGCAAGAATACCTCCAAATAATTTTAAAAACGCTCGTCTATTCATCTATGCCCTGACTTTTTTTAGATTGCTGGTAAGTATTATACAGATCATATGCAGTTAATCCACCACTAATTAACAGTCCAGGTAAACCAAAAAACCTTGATACACCAGCAATTGCTCTAGGACTCATTCCTAATCTTAAAACTTTACTTAATGCTCCTGGTCTTGCTTCTTTTGCAACAGTTGATAAATCAAAAAATCTTTTTGCTTTTTGTCCTGCTGATAATTTTTCTGCAGATTGAATAACTCCTGATGCTTTTGATAATGGTTCCATAAATGCTGCACCTAAATACATTGTTGGATCTTTTAAAATTTCTGCTGGAGATTCTCCTTGTCTTAATCGATCAACTGCATAAGGTACATCCATTGCTGCAGTAAATAGTGGTGTACCTAAAGTTCCTGCAAAAGCACCAAGTCCACCTGTAATTCCAACAGCAGATCTTAATTTACCTCGACCTAATTCTCTTGCTGCTGAATAAGCTTTTTTAATTTCTGGTGCCCCTGCAACGCCTGCCGCTGCTGCAATAGTTGTAAAGCCAGGAGTAATTTCTTCTGGTTCTTCTGGAATCTTTTCTAATTCTTCTCTAACAAGTGGATCCGATGGATACGTTGCAGTATTGTATTCATCAAATTTTATTTGTTGAGTTGTAGGTTCTACTTCTGCTGCTTCAACTGGTGTACCTAATGCGGCTTTACCTACTTGATACGTTCCATACATTGCAAGTGGAACTGCAAAAACTCTACCTGCTCCGCTTTTTATAAATCTATTTAATTTTATTTGACCAGGACCGCTTCTTAAATAATTTCTTGCATCATAAACTGTTTTTAAATCTTTTGGAACTTCAAATGAGTAACCAAAATTTTTATAAACATCATCGTACAATTCTCCAAAATCTCTTAATGCATTTTGATTCTTAATTGTTTTTCTTGGAGATTGTTCTGATAATTTTGGAACTCTTACTGGAAGTTCGCCTGGTTTTAAATTTTGATTAAATTGTTTTTCATAGAACTCTGCTTTTTTATTGTATTCATCTATAATTTGTTTTTTAGTTTCTGTTTTACCTGTTTTAGGATTTACATATGCATTTTCTATTGGATCAATATTTTGTAATTTATTTTCTGCAATTCCAACCGATTGATCAATTGTTTTACCTTTTGTTTCATTAATACCTTCTTGAACTCCTTGTATAAAAATACTGTAAGGTCCTGTTCCATATCTTCCTGATGAAGCAATATTTTTTACTTCATCTACATTTATTTTATTTGATGGAATTAATTTTTGTAATTCCCTTCTAACATTTGCAAAAAATGATTTTGGTTCACCAATTTGTCTTGTGACATTTGCTTCTAAAGTTCTTCTTCTAAGTGCACCTTTAATTCCACCAAAGCCTTTAGTTTGTGGTAAACCTTCAGTTATTTTTAAAGACTGTCTTGTAAGATAAGGACTTGTTTTACTGATGTATTGAGTATCTCCTGAATATGCTTCTACTAATTGACCTAATCTATACGCTGCATTTGCATTTCCAGTTGCAGTGTTTGGTAAATTTAAAAGTTTTCTTGTTCTACTAATTAATCCATCGGTAGTATAATTACCTGTTCGAATAACATCTTTTAATTCTTTATCTAAAGTAGTTAATTGTGTTTTTATATTTTGAACAACTTTACTTCCTTCTGCTTCTCGACCACTAACTTTTGTAATATTTTTTTCTTTTGCAATTTGATCAATTGTTTCACCGGTTACTCCAATAGGAGATTCTTGTCTCACTCTGTTTGTAATATCTGTACGAGACAATCCTTGACGAAGA